TATGACTTCACAATCTGAATAATACTAAAAGCATATGCATTCGCATATGCCTTAACTAATACTATAATCACAAACAAATAGTTCGTGTTGAGTGTAACGAAAACACAGATGAACGTTAGTTCATCTACTAATAACTAAATACATTATACAGCTGGAACACTTGTGAATGAAATTATTTGATATAACTAATCGAAAAACAATTTTATCTGAAGAAGAAATCGCATCAAGAATACCTGGTGCTGCATCATTGAGACGTATTGGCAATGGATATATGTTCATTGCTGGTAATGACGTCTTTAGATTCCGTGTTGGACGAGATGGAATTGACAGCATAGGTGAAGCTAGACGTATGGCTGAAGATTTAAAAGATCGTTGGAGTTTAAGAGGACAACGACCTGCATTGAGAGAACAGTATGCTTCTGCTAGGATAAATCCAAGAAACTTACCTGGTAATACAAAACAACGTGTTAGACAAATAAGTGCAATTAATAGACAAGCATTTCCAAGAACTTCGGCTTTGATGTCTGGAAGATTCGGACGTGTGTTTTTAAGAATGCTTAGTGCGTTTATGGTTGAAGAAATCTTACGTAATAGTATTTTAATCACTATGGCAAACATTGAAGCTGAATTTATGGAAGGCGAAATTACTGAAGCTGAATACATAGATAAAGTTGAAGTTGCTTGGGGTATGTATGCAATACAAATTGCAGGTATAATGATTGTTTTTTTACGTGTAGGAAAAAATGTAACCTCTATGGTTAGAGCTATAAGAACAATTGTTAGAACTGGGCAGCTTGCAGTAGGAAGCTCTGGTGTTGGAACAATTCCGGCTATTATTAGTGCATTAGTATCAGAAGCAGGATTTCAGTTAGCGATTTATGCATTGACCAATCCTACTACGCAAAAAGCGTTAGTTGATTGGATTGTTGAGTGGGGTCAAGAAAGTCTCATAGGAGCAATGCTACAAGGTAGTGTAGAACTAGCTGGTACAGGTTTACAAGGTGCAGCATCAATTTTAAATAATATCACTGGTGGTATCATTGGTAGTGATGATTTTTTTGCTGCTAGTGGCGCTGCTGAAGCAAGCGGATTTGTAGATCCTGGAGCAAGAGAGATACCAGGAGTAAATGGTAGTGCATATGCTACAAGTCAATGGGCAAGGCTAGTGTTCCAAGATTTGATCTTTCCTCCAGGTACAAGTTTAGAAAGTCGTAAGGTTCCATATTATACTCGTTCACGCAGAGAAATAATGATGGCAGAAGACTTCGGCCCTTTAGCAGCAGCGGCTCCGGAAGATCCTGATGCAACAGATCCTAGAGGACCTGATCAAATTCCGCCAGCACCTGGACCAAGTGTAAACAGTGGAGCGCCAGGTTTTAGACCAGGACAATAGTTAAACCCAAGCTAGTTTAGTATTTTTACTTGTATCGATGTTATCTTTAATGATGTTGTTGAATATTTCTATATCTCCAACATCTGTATCAGTAAGTAAGTCATGTATGTTAGCACTACCTCTCATATACCAGCCAATACGATACCAGTTGTCTTTAATTTGTTTTATTTCATTTTCCATATCATCGGCTAGTGAGTAGACTTCGGTGTCGGTTAGGCTCACTAGCCTTTCCCGAAAAAATCCGATGTATCCAATGTAACCTGCATTTCATCTTCTTTATTACAATTGGTACATTGCACGGTATGGGTTGGTGCTGACCAAGTTTTAAAGTTTTTCTCTATTGCATTTTTTACTTCTGCAATATATTTGTTATCATTGTTTTCAAAAAAGTCTGCAATTTCATTTTTATCTTTTTCAACTTCGCCTTCAACTTCAATGCCTACCATTGTTGCGTAAATTGAATCTAACTGAGTACGTGCAAGTTCAACATACAGAGGTTCCATTGCTTTTCCTTTTTCTTCTTCTGACAAATCTTTGTTTGTTATAATAGTGTTCAAAGAACGTCTAATACCTAAAAGTCTTTTTTGATTGTTTGTAAATTCTCTATAGTTCAACGGACGTAAATGGAAAATAAAATCGTCAACTGGTAGTCTGTTTACAAATGATTTTGTGCTGTATGAATCTAAATACGAACTTAATGGTATTTCATATTGATTTTCTGTGCCGCAATCACCACAAACTTTATTCACAGTCATTGATCCACCATAACTTGCAATTCTAATACCTACAAGAACAGTATCAATATCAATTGTAGGTATACTCCACGGGTCTTGAATACCAGGTACACAACTTTTAATTGTTGCAACAGTGGCTTCTCCGTTAATTAATGCATCAGGAGTTTTGAATGCTATTTCATCATTTGGTGTCATACTAAAAACAGAAATATCGCTATACTGTCCGTCAAGTAAAGCACCCGGAGGATAGTATTCGCCTCTACTAGGCAAATCTATTTGCAACTTTGGTTGCCTCCTGTATTTTCTAAGTATGCTTTGATTATTCATGTTAGTACTCCTGTCAGGTAAATATACTATAGCATATTTATTGTACAATTATCTAGGAGTATTACGATTTGGCTGAAGAAACCGGCGGCGCATTAAATTTTTTAACAGAAAATTTTAAAAGAGCAGGTAGTGACATAGCAAGTGCCGGTTTAGGCATTGCTGGTAACCTTCTTAGTGGTTCACAAAGTTTAAGTGCATACTCAGACGCTTTAAATTCAAACACAAAAATATTAGGAACAGCCAGTAAAGCTATTGCAGGCCTGGTAAACTTTGCTGAAGGTAGTCTTAAAGAGTATCAACAGCTAACAAACATAGGTGCAACTTTTGGTGCTAGTGTTGTTGATATAAAACAAAGTGCAGCAGAAATGGGTCTCGAAGTTAAAGAAATGACTGAGTTTTTTATGAAAAATCAAAATGCTTTAAGAGTATTAGGCGGCACTACTGAAGATGCTACACAAAGTTTTGTACAAATGAGTAAAGACTTTTTAGACAGTGATTTTGGTACAAACTTACGTATGCTAGGTTATGATGTACAAGATATAAACGAATCATTGGCTACATTTGCAGATTTACAAACAGTTGAAGGTATGCGTAGGATGCGTACTGATGGAACATTAAATTCAAATGCAGCGCAGTTTGCAACCACATTAGATGAATTAAGCAAACTCACAGGTAAGCAAAGAGATCAAATTGCTGAAGAAATGAGACAAAGACGCCGTAATGGCCAAGTTCAAGCATTGCTATCAACACTCAGTGAAGATTCGGCAATGGCATTGCAAGAAGGATTGCAAACAGCAGGTGAATTAGGACCAGGTTTTGAAACACTTATTCAGGACTTGGTAGCCTTTGGTGCACCAGTAAGTGATGCAAGTAAAGAGATTGCAAAAGCACTTCCAAGTGTAATTGATGAATATGAAGCATATGCACAAGCAATAAGAAATGGAGCAAGTGCAGAAGAAGCACAAGGACTATTAGATGAAGCTATAGGTGCAAGTGTTGAAGGCATGGAGTCACCTGAATTTGCAAACCTAGCACTACTAGGAAACTTTAGCGATGTAGGTGCGAATGCTGCTGATATGTTAGAAAGCAGTTTTGATTTACGCAGAGGTATTACTAGTGCTGCCGAAGGATCAAATGACTTAGCAGCAGTTATAGGAAGTTTAAGAGATACAATTGCAGATCAACAACAAGCACAAATAGGCGCAGGTGGTATTATTAGACAAACTGTTGATATGCAAGAAGCATTACGTGAAACAGTAATGTATGTGCAACAAACTGCTTTACCTGCACTTGTAGGTGCAGCAGAAACAGCACTGACAAAAGTAACCGAAGCAATGGGCGATGATGCAGCATTACGTAGACAAGTTGAAGAAGCAATTAGTAAAGTGCTTAATCCTGCTGCTGATGCAATTGATAGATTAAACGAAGGATTTTCATTTACGCCAAACACTGTAGACATGGATGCAGAAGAAGTAATTTTAGGCGAAGGAACAGCAGCTGATTTAGCAAATCAATTAGAAATGGATATTGATAATGTTTTAAATGAAAATGAAATTTCTACAAGAACAGATATTGAAGAACATGTTAACACTGCAAGATCAGAATTAGCTGATGCACAACAAGAGTTAGCAAGATTACACGAACAACAAGGTCAAATGACAGCAGACGGCTTTACTGCTCAAGATGCAGCAAGTAGATACATTTCTGAACAAATTGCAAATGCAGAAGCTAAAGTTGAAGCAACTAAAAGAGTAGTTGAAAGTTTAACACATATGCAAAGAGTTCCTGGTAGTATTAGAGGATTTGATAGTGGCGGCAGAATTCCTTTAGGTGAAATGGGATTAGTTGGAGAGTTTGGACCTGAGATTATAAGTGGTGGTGCATCGATTACAGGTCGTATGAAAACTTTCGATGTAATGAATAAAATTGCAGAAAGAATGAATAGTGTTGCTACTTTGCAAGAAAATCAGGTTGACAATTCTAATGCGATAAGTAATAATAACAATAGTGAACTCGGTAATATGATTAAAAATTTAAATGATGCTATAAGAGATTTAAACGTAGGAATATACAATGTAGCAAGCATTAACGAACAACAACTACAAACAGAACTTAAAAATTTACGTGCTACAAAAGGCTTAAATGGAAATATATTGAAAGGGGTTGCTAGATGAGTTGGAAAAAACATTTTAAACCAGTACAAACTGGTAACAATCCTTCAGGAAGCTACAGTCCTTTCAGTTTTAAACAAGGACAAGGTTCTGGTGTAGGTCCTGCGGCTGCTAATTATAGTTCACATTTGCCCGATGTTTATGTTGGTTCTCCTAATCGTATTGAACGTTATAATCAATACAATACAATGGATAGTGACAGCGAAGTAAATGCTGCACTTGACATTCTTGCAGAATTTTGCACACAGACATCAAAAGAAAATGACACCCACTTTAGTTTTAATTTCAATAAAGAAGCTACAAATGTTGAAGTTCAAATTCTTGGACAGTATTTAAAACAATGGTGCAAACTTAATAAATTTGAAACAAGAATGTTTCGCATTATGCGTAATGCATTTAAATATGGTGACCAGTTCTTTATTAGAGACCCAGAAACACAAAAATGGTTTCATGTAGACCCTAGTCAAGTTACTAAAATTATTGTAAACGAAAGTGAAGGCAAGCGTCCTGAACAATATGTTGTAAAGAATTTAAATTTTAGTTTTGAAAATCTAGAGGCAACACCTCTTAATACACAAAACAGCTATGGTCCTGGTGGTACACAAGGATATCAACAGGTAACAAATCAATTTGGCACAGGCGGCAATAGTACACCTGCAACAGGAGCAAGCAGATTTGAGCAGGGCGAAAAAGAAACTTTTGTAGATGCTAATCACGTTGTTCATTTGTCAATGAGCGAAGGACTAGATCAAAACTTTCCTTTTGGCAACAGTCTGCTAGAAAGTATTTTTAAAGTTTACAAGCAGAAAGAACTGCTTGAGGATGCGATTATTATCTATCGTGTCCAACGTGCGCCAGAGCGCAGAGTATTCTACGTTGATGTGGGCAACATGCCTTCACACCTTGCTATGCAGTTTGTGGAGCGTGTTAAAACGGAAATACATCAAAGACGAATCCCATCCAAGACAGGTGGTGGACAAAATGTTATAGACTCAAGTTATAATCCACTGTCAATCAACGAAGATTACTTTTTCCCACAAACTGCTGAAGGACGTGGATCAAAAGTTGAAACACTACCAGGTGGTACTAACTTAGGTGAAATTGATGACCTTAGGTATTTTACTAACAAGTTGGTGCGTGGCTTGCGTATACCTAGTTCCTACTTGCCTACTGGTGCAGACGACGGTGCATCGCAGTATAATGATGGACGAGTAGGCACAGCATACATTCAAGAACTACGTTTTAATAAGTATTGTGAACGCTTGCAAGCAATGGTTGAAGAAGTTTTTAACCAAGAATTTAAATTATATTTAAACAGTAAAGGTGCAAACGTTGACTTTGCAATGTTTGACTTAAAACTAACTCCACCACAAAACTTTGCAAGTTATAGACAAGCTGAACTTGATAACAACAGAATAGGTACATTTACACAAATGGCTGCTATTCCGTATATTTCAAATAGATTTGCAATGAGTAGATTCTTAGGTATGAGCAAAGAAGAAATTGCCGAAAACGAACGTCTATGGCGTGAAGAAAACGATGAAAACTTAATGCCAACGGATGCTGAAGGAAGTGCAGAAATGCGTAGCGCAGGTGTTACTGGAGGCGACTTAGGCGGAGACTTTGGTGGTTTAGAAACAGGATTAGATGATGACTTAGGCGGCATCGACGGCGGCGAAGATACACCACCTGATACTGCCACAGGCGCAGACTTAGGAGCATTAGGCGCTGAAGAACCTGCTACAGATCAAACAATTTAAAAAGGTAAATAATAACATGATACTAAGAGAATTGTTTTATTTTGATGACGACACACTTGAACCTACAGAAAATGATAGGTACAATGCTCAAGATGACATGAGCGTTTTGAAAATGTCTGATAACAGAAAAGCAAAGCTCACTTTAAAAGACATTAATAAAGTGCGTAAAGCAAGCGATATGAAACGCAAAGAACAAGCAGAAGACTTGAACTTTGTGAAACAAATGTACGGTATTGCAGCACAAGCAGCAGCCGCTGGAATTTAATGTCTGAGATAGCCTTTGTGCTTGGCAATGGCACAAGTAGAAAACAAATATCAATACCTCAATTAAAAGATCAAGGAACTGTATATGCTTGTAATGCAGTTTATAGAGAATGTGCGGTTGATCATTTAGTAGCTGTAGATACTAAAATGATTATGGAAATAGCAGATAACGGCTATCATAGGCATCATAAAGTATATACTAATCCAAACAAGTACAGCCAATCTGTAGAAGGGTTAAATTTACTTAATCCTAACAAAGGATGGAGTAGTGGTCCTACAGCATTATGGCTTGCTAGTACACATAAATTTAAAACCATTTACATATTAGGATTTGATTTTTTAGGAGTAGGTGAAGATAATAATAAAGTAAACAATTTATTTGCAGACACAAAAAATTATAAAAGATCAGACGAAAGAGCAACTTATTATGGTAATTGGGTACGGCAAACTACTATGACAATAAACACCAATCCAAGAACTAAATACATTAGGATAACTGAAAACAATAGAGGTTTTGTACCTGATCAATTAAAAGATTTACAAAACTTATATCATCAAACTATACCTGAATTTGTGCAAAAATTCAGCCTAAAAGCACTTCCCGTATAAAAACGGCGTGTTTTTGCCCCATTTTAAGCGTATATTTTAAATAAAGTGTAAATATAATAGACAGCCTTGTAAATTTAAAGGAGAATAACATGACTGAACGCAATAAGTTTGAAGAAATGCTTGAGCGCCTTGTCAATGAAGACAAAGCAGGTGCGGAAGAGCTTTTTCACGAAATCGTGGTAGAAAAATCACGTGACATTTATGAATCACTACTTGAAGATGAAGAAGTTGAAGAAACAACTGACGAAGAAGTAGATGAAGCAACTGATGAAGATCTAGATGAGTCAGATGACGAAGACCTAGACGAAGCAACCGATGAAGAAGTTGACGAATCAGAAGAAGAATTAGACGAAGCAGACGAAGAAGTAGACGAAAGCTTCTTTGATGGTGACGTAGCAGAAGCAGACCCAGTTGATGACATGATGGGTGACATTGAAATGCCAGACATGGGCGATGAGCCAGAAATGGGCGACGAGCCAGAAATGGGCATGGACGACGAAGGTGAAGGCGATGTAGAAGATCGTTTAACAGACATTGAAGACATGCT